TAGACCTGCCCGCGAACCACCCTTTGAGGGTTTTTTGCGGGTAAGAGACAGGGACTATGGAATACGTCTCGAGTGCTTTCGCAGGGTCGATGGGTTTTATACCACCTCGCACATCGATAATAACCTACTGGCGCGCCCCAACATGGCAGAGGTCCTGTGCAATGGGAAGAATACCCGCGCGGACATGCGTTTTTAATCCTACAGCTCCCACCTAGTCAAATGACGGTGGTTTCTCATGGGCGCTCTCGGCCCCATGCGGGGGAAGGCTCATTCACAAGGGAATCCTTAGTACGCTTAGGCGTTTTCGGCTATAACGTTTTTAAGGGCTGATATGGTAACACGGAGTGGAGCGGATCGAAATCCTCCCTAACGGGCTAATTTTTTTCCGTAGGTACTCCGTAACGGCGGATGCCTCCCATAGCTTTTATGGGTCCCAGGTCAATGAACGGCGATAACAGAGTTCCTGTACACCGGATTTGCACCGGCTTTGTCGCCTCTAGTCTACCTAAAGGACAAACCATTGCCCAACGAGAGGAACAAGATTGGGTTCGGCAGTAATATATGACTGCGTCTACGCGTGTAGCTCCCTGATACTGCAGTGATGGCATAAGCTTCCATTTCCATAGGGGTCTCCCTCCATTGCGGAGGTACCCACCCGAAGGCGGTTCCCAAGCCTTTCCGTCGGGCGCAAACCGGGGCAACGGCCGAATAGTTTTGTTTGCACTGCAGTTTTATTGCTCAGGTTCTTCCTTGGCGCTGGTTGCGTACCGGCTAAGGACCCTTAAGCGCATTAGAATTCACGGCGAACCGAGCTAAGAGGCGCTTTACACCCGTTTAGCAGGTGCTACTTGTATCTCGGTCCAATCATTATCATTGTTGGTACAGGTACATTTTTCCCCGACGCAGCTGAGTCGTTGGTACTACCTCTTTCGAGTTAACGGGAGTTGGGATTCCCTCCCAGCGAGCTGCTCCCAGCAATTTCCAGCCTCCTTGAACACGGTCTAAAGCCTTTTGAGGGGTGGATACATTTGTATTTCCGGTATTGTCACCGGTTCGCCGTCCGTCGCGGCTTCCCCTGTCCAAAACCTCAGCGGGGGTCTGTTCCAGGCCCATGTCCCTTCGGTCACCCAGATTTTATCTGGGGTCGATCCACCAACCTTCCTACCGTAGAGCCAGCGACGAACCTCAGGGTGTCTCCGCCAAACGCAATTGAGGATCCTACGGAATCCAACAACAGTTCGTTTTAGCAGAGCCGCACGTCTCTTTAGGTTGTCCAGGCGCCTGAAGGCGACCACCGGGGGGTCAAGTGCAAAAGCATCCCCTCCCACAACATTCGCACACTGCCATGCGTGCGCAAGGCAATGTTCCTGCCAATAACCGTCGAGTTCCCTTGCCCGCTCCCTCGAAAAGAGGGACCTAGACGCTTCTCGCCAGCCATGGGTGACTGGGACTACCCCATCGGGCAGTGGCGCTTTGGTAACTTTCCGCGGTACATCTTGGGTACGCGGTAGCCTAAGATAGAAAATCTCTTGCTCAAGAAGATTAGCTTCTACCAGAGACGGGTGGGTAACTCTAATACCTAAGGCCCGATTTAACGAACATCCTATTTCGCTCGCACTTCTGCGATGCCACTTAAGGATATGACCTATTACAAGCCCTTTTCTTGCCCCTGTCATCCCCTTACAGGACGACCTTGCTCTTGCGGCTAGAGCTAAGCCAAAACCCCGCTGCAAAGGCGCATAAATACACTTGGCCCTTACAACAGGAATTATGGAGGGTTTCCGCGGCGATGACGTTCCATCATCAAAGACAGACGGGAGCCTGCCTTCTAAGAAGGTCGAATTCAGAGAGAAGTATCTCTCATGAACAAATGTCTTTCCCGGGGATAGGGTTAGACCAGATTCGCCGACCACTGCCATCCAGGTTTGAGCCTCCTTGGGCGTGGACCTAAATACAATGTCATCCCCATTAATGAGGAGCGGAACTCTGCGCGGAACGGCCATTTTAAAGGCTAAGAAGTTCGTAATGCAGAGCAGAGGAAAAGAGAGCAGGTTGCCCATGAGCTGTCCGGCAACCTGCCGGTACCATGTCTCGTCAACGACGAGATAGCCGGTTAATGACTGCAGCGCGAGCTCTTGTATCGCAGCTGGAATGTTGGCGCTATTCTTAAATATAGCGCGTAGTATGGCCTCCGAGTGGTGACGGTTAAAGTTATCCGTTGCACTTTCATAGTCACCACTTACGAATACCTCACCCTTGACACGTTGGAACTTTTTTGCTCTGTTCCCTGTCACTTCCCCCCTTAATAACCAATCGGCACGGGCGATATGATCATAGAGTAGATGGTGGAGTGGACCAAGAACCTGTTGTGCGGCATCGGCAACAGAGATAATGCGGGATTTACCTCCATCGGTCACGATGTTAACACGCCTTCCAGGCTTAATCTGGATCCCTCTCCCAGTAGAGCACGCAGTAACGAAATCGGAGCGAGACATTTCGCTGGCAATCTCTGCACGTGAACCACCATCAGACGACCGGGTCCCAAAGGAGGCCCCGGTCGTGGGAAGAGCCCTGTGACAGTATGCGACGTATTTGGTGTCCCATCCTTTTGGGAACATCAATGCAAGCTTGCGCTCACTAAACCTCACAAAACGTGTATTGGGGGTTTGGTTGCGGCTCATCTTAGAGACATAGTCACCAATATTGGGTGGCGCCGCAGGAAGAACTTTCCGGGCCAAAAACAACGAAGCCGCAAAGCTTACGTCATCTCTGCTGGCTTGAGCAGAAAGCGAGGCTATGGGACGCTTGAGCTGGTCCCCAACCTCTTTTAAATTGGTGGTGAGAAAACCCGTAGGCGCGCGACTAGATCCGTAGATCTTCGTCATCAGCGCCTCAAAGTCGGTTATCACCGAGGGATCCACAGAAGGACCCTCCGCCGAACATCCCGTGTTCGACGGCCTCAACTTAAAACGATCTCCATGCTTAGGCATTGTGCAGACCGTGGGTACTCCGAGG